CCGGCCGTGCGCGGGCGGGGCTGCATTCCAGCAGCTTAGACATAGCATGCTATGGCGTGCCACGTATGCGACATCTCGCGTGGCATGGGATGGCGTGTCACGTTGACGGTGTGATCGAATTCGAGGCAGATGTGCCCAGGTGGAAGCAGGTCGCGGACGTGATCCGGCAGCGGATCACCGATGGCACGTACCCGTCTCGCACTCGCGTCCCGTCGGTCATCCAGCTGGCCACCGAGTTCGGGATCGCGCAGGCGACCGCGCAGAAGGTGCACCGCGGGCTGCGCGACGAGGGGCTCATCTACACAGAGCCGGGCCTCGGTAGCTTCGTCGCACGACAGCCGCCCGCCGAGGGCTGACCGCTGACAGTGCCCCGCCCTAGACTGATCACCATGCCTCCCACTCCCCCAGACCCGGGCCCCGCACGGCCGTCTGCCGTGGTGAATGAGGGGATCCGGCAGCTCGGTGGGCGGCTGGCTGTATGGGGCGTCCCGGCGGCGGTATGAGGTGCTCGTCGAGGAGTGGACCGTGGCCGTCGCAGCGGAGCGGGGCGAGATCGTTGAGGCGGCGTAGCCTAGCCGCATGGACGAGACGCGAGACGAGAAGCCCCTACCTGCGGGCATGATCCGGTGCGTGTTCGTTGGGGGGCCGCTCGACGGCAAGTCCACGGACATCGACGCCTACCTGCCGTGGCAGACGCCGCCCGAGCAGATCGCGGCAGCGCATCTCCTGGAGTCGCCCGGCTTCGAGCACGTCTACGTGAAAGACGGCGACGTCGAGGACCGCCCTGGCGTTGGACGGCATCTACGGATGCGCTACGAGAAGCAGCGGCCAGTCCCCCCGCCGGGCAATCAGAGCGACCGCGCGGCAGCCAAGCAGCAGTTCCAGACGGACCTGCGGGCGTACTGGGGCTGAGCGGAGCGGCTACGCGGGGGCGACCGGAAGGCCGACGTAGGATCCTGCGGTGGCATCCATCGAATTTCCCGAAGATCTGATCGCGCTGGCCCGCACCTCCTGGGCTGAGATCCAGCGCGGCGAGCTGACCCTGGACACGGCGCGCGCCGTACACGAGGCGGTCACCGCGTTCGCCGAACAGTCCGGGCTGCGGCGGATGGACGTCGAGCTCGGGCTCAAGACGCTCGTGCGGTACGAGACGGCCGCCTAATTCTCCAGCCAGGCCGGGCCGAAGTCAGGGTGGTCGCGGAACGGACGGGCAAGCAGCAGGAGGGTCTCCTCGGCAGCACTCAGGCCGCCGTAGTGGTCCACCTCCGAGTCGCCTTTCGCCGCGGCGAGCATCCCAGCCGCGAGGTCCACGATCCGCCGCTTGGCTTCGACCTCGGCGAGGACGTGGGCCGGATCGTGGCGGGCAATATGCTCGGCGACCAGCCAGTTGAGCCCGTCGGCTACTGGACGCGCGCCCGGGAACGTGTGGACGTTGCACGGCTTCGTCGGGTCCACCGCGTTCCCGATATGCCACGGGCCCTGCGGCGCCTCCAACGCCAACGCCTCGTCCTCGTCGAGCCGTGCCCGCAGGAACTGCACCAGGTCGTCCACGGGTCCTCCAAGTCGAGCGCCCCGCCTCGGGCATCACTCCGAGACGGGGCGGGCGCGTGCAGCCAGCATGCGCGGATACGTGCGATCAGCCTATCGGCGGCCACTGACAACGAGGCGCCCCCGCCGACGGGGGATTGCGACGGGGGCGGTATCAGTCTGGCAGGCCGTCCGCCTCATCGGGCCAGGACGCGAGGACCAGCTGCTCCTGCTCGTCGACGAGCACGATGCGGACGCCGGGCATGCTGCCGCGCTCACCGATCCAGGTGGAGAACTGGCGGCGGGCAGTCGCCTCGCTCCCCCACCAGCCCTGCATCGCCGGACGGCCGTCGAGGGTCAGGGTGAGGTGGAAGCGGGTCGGGTCAGCTTTCACGATCGAGGACACGGATACACACGCCCATCCTCAGGTCAGGGCTGTAGCCGCAGAAGCTGCCATCGCCCATGCATTGCGGGTAGCCGTCATCGTCCGGGTAGCACGCCATCCGATGGACGCCACTCGGGTACAGGTACGCCTCGCGCGCTTCCTCCTCGGTCACGTCTCCAGGATGGCAGACCCTCACGCGAGCCTGATCCCGCGCCGGCGGCCGTGCTCGCGCCGGATCGCGCCCTTCGATTCCAGCTCGCCCAGCTGGTAGTGGACGGAGGCGCGGCTGCGCATGCCGACCTGGTCACCGATCTCCTGCACGGTCGGCGCCTCGCCGCGGTCGGCGATCGACTCGCGGATGTAGCGGAGGATGCGCTCCTGGGTGTCGGTGAGGTAGTCGACCTTGTAGTGGCCCATGGATCGATTAGAGCGCGTGTTCGAATATTGGGGCAAGTCGACGGCCCGCTACTCGGGGGCGTCTTGCTGGAGCCGCTCCCCCAGCTTGGCGGCCAGCTGGTAGGCGGGGTGGTTGTCGAGCTGCCGTCGGCGCCGGTTGTACCGCTGGGTGGTGCGCGGATCGGAGTGGCTGACGGCATCTTGGACGTCTTGGAGCGGCACCCCGTTGGCGAGGTTGTCGGTAATGAACTGGTGCCGCAGCGTGTGGGGCTTGATCGTGGCGGCTTGCGGGATTCCGGCGCGGCGGGCGAGGACGCGGAGGTGCTTCCAGACTTCGGGCTGGCTCCATCGGCGGCCGGACTCGGTGACGAACAGCGGGCCATCGGCGCGGTCGCCGAGGTGGGCGAGCAGCGCGTCGAGGGCGAGGGGCGGTACGGGGGCGGGCCGCTTCTTGCCGCCCTTCTGCGTGAGAGGCAGAGTGCGGTGCCCTCGGTCGTAGCCGAGCTGGTCGGCATTCAGCGACAGCAGTTCGTCGACGCGGGCGCCGGTGAGGTAGAGGAGCATGACGAGGGCGTAGGAGCGGGGCGCCCAGTCGGCGGCCGTCTGGATGAGCCGGGTCGTCTCCTCCTCGGTCATGCCTTCGGTGGGGCTGTAGTCGGGGTCGACGTAGGGCCGGTTGACGGCGGCGAACGGGTCGGAGTCGACGGCCTGGAGGCGGGCGGCGTAGGTGTAGAACGATCCGGCGGCGGCGATGGCTTGCGCCTGGGTGGTCTCTGCGGGCGGCCGTCCGTTGCGGGTGGGCGTCTTGGCGAGGTGCTTGGCGTAGGCGTCGGCGAGCGGGAGCTTCGCCTGGAGGGGGTGGATGCCGGTGGAGCGGGCGTACTCCTCCCACGCCTTGAAGGTGCGGACGTAGGCGCGTCGGGTGTGGCGGGACTTCTGGCGGGCGATCCATCCTCCGGCGATGGTGGGGAGTGGGTCGCGGTCGCCGTAGATGGCGGTGAGGTGGTCGGCGAGGTGGCGGGCTTCGTCGGGCCAGTCGTCGCGGGGGTCGTGCCGGTCGGTCGACAGCTCCGCCGACGGGCGCGGGACGAGGGCGGTCACGGCTTCCATCCCTCGCGGTAGCCAGAGCGGTCCCAATACGGAGCCGCCAACAGGCGCAACGTCTGGCACGGATAGGGTTGCTTGCAGGTGCCGCACTCCCAGGCCTCTGCTTCCGGAGTGTCCGACTCTGGGTTGGGCCACATGTAGTGCCCTCGCACGGTCAGCCGTTTCGTATCGATCTCGCTCAGCACCCGTGACGGATCGGCGAAGCGTGCGATGTGCGCCACTACGGACGGTGTTGCTGAAGGCAGGGGAACGCCGGTCATCATCTCTGGTGACGCGTGCGCTTCTCCGACAACGCGGGCATCGTCTGCGATCTGATCCAAGAGCCACTGCTCGAAGTCGCCGTCATCCACCCTAAGCCTCCGAAGTATGGGATAACTGTCATTATCAACCATAGAGTTGAGTGATCGCCAGGTGTTCCACCATGCTCCTCACATGACAGAGGAACGCGACGAAGGCGCCTGGCGCTTCAGCTTCACCGTCCGCGATGGGCAGGCCGATGAGCACAAGGTCGAGTGGGACGCCAGCGCGCAGCCGCTCACGGCAGACCAACGCCGAGAGCTGGGTGAGCTCCTCTTCGGCTCCAACGAAGACGCATAACGTTATGCGCTAGTCCCGCTGCGACCGGGCAAGGAGAAGTGCCCCCACAGCCGAAGCTGCAGGGGCGTCGTCACTCGGTCTCGTCGTCGGGCGGGGGCGGCAGGTCGGGTTCGAGGAACGGCCGCGGCGACAGCCAGAACGGCGGCGGGTCCTCATCGTCCATGGTGGCTCCTCAAAGTCTCCTGTACCTGGCGGTCAGGGTGAGCGCGGCCAGCCCGAGGAGCTTCTTGCTCTGTGGCGACGGCGTGCTGCCCGCGCTGGTCGCCTGGCACGTGTAGTGCGTGGACCCGTCGCTGTCGGGCGTGCACTCGTAGGTGGTGCCGGCCCCGTCGGTGTACGTCCAGCCGGACGGCGGCGGCCCTGCCGCGCCGGGGTCGCCCTGCGGCCCCTGCTCGCCCTGGGGGCCCGCCACCCCGGGTTCGCCTTGCGGGCCTTGAGGGCCAGTAGCGCCATCAGCTCCCGAGGCGCCAGACGCGCCAGGCACCCCGGACGCCCCGGGCGACGGGGTGATCGTGGGAGCGGCCTTGCCCGGGTCGCCCTTGTCGCCCTTCGGTCCGGGCGGCCCGGGGATCGGCACCGGAACCTCGGCACGGTCGGGCAAGTCTTTGATGGCCTTGGTCGGGTCCGGCGCCACCGGAGTTCCGCCCCGCGCCTTCACCTGCGCGCGGAGGGCGCGCACGTCTCCGGCGAGGGTGGAGACAGCCGTGCCGCGCTTGTTGGCCTCCGTGGTGAGCTCGTCGGCGCGGGCGGTCTCGGCGTCGATGCGCTGCCAGATCAGGATTCCGAACCCGGCCAACGCGAGCAGCGCGCAGGCGATCCACATGAGGTGGCGGCGGCGGACGAACGCCCGCTCGGCCCGAGTCACGGCGTACCCCCGAGCTGCACCACCAGCAGCTTCAGGCGCGCCGTCTCCGCCCGCTCCGTGGCCAGCTCCAGGCGCAGTGCGGCCAAGTCGGCGCGCAACTCCTTGCGTTCTTCCTGGAGCTGGTCCGTGAGGCTGTTGTATCCGCCGATGACTCCGCCCTCCCGCTGGGTCCGCCCCGCGATCCGGGAGCCGTACATGGCTGCCAGTCCGGCCACCAGGGCGCTACCGAGAACGCCTATGGCCGTGACCGTGGCGGCATCCATGTGGCGCCCTCCCGGTCGCGCAAGGTGGGCAGACTCAGGCGCCCTGGGTGGTGCGGGGACCGGCGGTTATGAGGCTGTCCTGCGCCTTGCCGCTGACGCCGGTCGGCTTCCACAGGCCGAAGTGGGAGAGCACCGCGGTGCCGAAGGAGACGAGCGTCAGGACGATGGCGGTGCCGAGGCTCCAGCCGTCGGGGTGCGGTCCGGCGAGTTCGACGAGGAATCCGTTCGCCGCGGTCAGCGCGAGGAGCAGGACGGCCTTGACGCCGGCGGACGTGACGCGGGTGGTGACGAGGCCAACGAGGACCGGAAGGGCGACGCTTATCGCGAGGCCCAGCCAGTAGGCGGAGTCGAGGTTGACGTTCATGGCGGGTTCCTTCTCGGGTTGGGTCAGTCGGTGACGGTGAAGCCGTGGGCGTTGCCGAGCCGGGTGAGGGAGGCCTTGCCGGGGATGCCGTCGGCGGCAACTCCGGAGTAGTCGTAGCGGCGCTGGAGGGCGGCGTAGGCGGTGACGGTTTTTGTGCCGAAGCTGCCGTCGACGTACTGCGTCGCCAGCAGGCCCTCGGCGTGCAGCGCCTTCTCGACGAGGAGGACTTCAGCCCGGTAGCTGGTGTGGCCCTGCGCGGCCTGGGGGTCGTGCTTCGCGGCGTAGATGACGTGCGCCAGGCTGACCTTTGGCTTCGTGGTCGGCTTGGCCGGCGTGACCGGCGCGGTGGCGAACAGGTTCGGCATCGGCCCGGGGTCGACGTGGCTGTTGCCGGGGATCTGGTTGTGGCCGTAGTGCCCGCCGAGCTTCAGCCAGCTGTCGAGCGAGACGGTGTCGCGCACGAAGCCCGTCGGGGCGCCGCCGGGCCAGACGTCGGCGATGCCGAGGCTCCGCAGCCATGCCACGATCTTGTCGAGGTTCTTGCAGGGGGTGTCTCGCACCGTCGCGTACTTCTTGCCACCTACGGTCTCGCCCTCGGTGAAGACGGTCTCGATCTGGATGCAGTACTTGCCGGTGCGGTTGGTGCGGACGGCGCCCGCGTTCTGCAGCGAGAGGCTGCGGCTGTCCGCGGGGAAGAACTGGGCCAGCTCGCCCGTGAACGGGTCCCACAGCAGGTGGGGGGCGACGTCGGCTCCGCCGCCGGTGAACCAGCCCAGCTCGTTGGCGAACGTCCAGTCCTTGCTGTTGCTGGTGATGTGCCAGACGGCCCGCGCGGGACCGCCGTTCATCGCTCCGGTGTTTCCGACGGCGTGCCGGACTGCGCCGGGCATCCACAGGTTGGCCATGCGGGTTCCCCTCACGACGGGCCTTTACCTTGGAATCGTAGCCCTAGACCCGCTATTCACCTACGAATCACAGGTATGCTCTCGATAGATCCTGGCTCAGGGATCAGTGGCAGGGGTGGTTCTCGTGCGGGTTCGCACCCCTGCCACACCGAACCCGCACCCACCCGCACAGGAGTCACACATGAGCAACCTCGTAGATCACGCCCGCCGCGAACTCGCCCTGATCGGCGAGGAAGAGTGGCTCACGAATGGCCTGTGCAAGGTCATCGCGGCCTTCGCGGAGATGGGCCACAGCGGGTTCTCCGCCGAACACTCCACCGCCGTCCTGGAGAAGCTGCTCCGCTACCAGCCCCTCAGCCCGATCACCGACGATCCCGCCGAGTGGGAAGACCGGTCCGAGATGAGCGGCTACCCGATCTGGCAGAACGCCCGCGACTCGCGCGCCATGTCGAAGGACGGCGGCAAGACGTACACCCTCGTCGACGAGGAACCGCAGACCAGCGGCAGCGGCCAGCCGGTCCACCACTCGGAGCCGAAGCGATGACCGCCCTCTGCGCCGTCCTGGCGCTCCTGTTCGCGTTCCTCGCCCTTGCGCCTACGCAGCCGGTCGAGGCGCGCATCGACTACACGCCCGCCGCCCGGAGTTCGCGATGACCGCCCCGTGCCCGCGCCCGGAGTGCGGCGGCGAAGTGCACACCGACGGCTGGGGCACGCCGATCCGCTGCCCGCACAAGGCGTCCCAACTGTTCATCACCGGGCCGAGCGAGACCTTCCAGTTCGCCGAGCCGCCCCGGAACATCGTCATCCTCGGCGAGGACAACCGCACGCCGCTGGTCACCATCCACCCGTCCGGCGAGCTGGAGTACGGGCCTGGCTACACGCCCGACGAGGCCGCCCGCCGCTTCTGGGACGCCATGCGCCGACTTGCCCCCGCGCGCTGTCCCAACTGTGGGCACGTCGGATCGGAGACGCCGTGAACGAGCCGACGCACCTCACCCGCGAGCAGCTCGCACCCATCGTCACGGCGCTCTACCGCCGCGAGAGCTACGCACGCGCGGGGGCGGGCTTCCTCCTTCCGCCGTTCCCTCACTGCCCCACCTGCGGCCAGCAGCCCACCGAACTCGTCACCAGCAGCGACAGCCCCGACCTGTTCGTCCGTGACCGGAGCGCCTTCGGGTTCCGGCCGTGCGGTCACACCTTCACCGCCGACGGCGAAGACCTCTACCGCGCCTACGAGCAAGCCCGCATGGAGCAGCCGTGAACACTGCCATCGCCATCACCGCGATCATCGCCGCCGTCGTCCTCGCGAACTCCATCGTGATCGCCGTCCGCGACGTCGCGAAGGCCAAGCACACCGCAGCCCGCTGCCCCAACTGCGGGCACGTCGCAGGTGGGGAGGCGACGCCGTGACCAGCGGCACCCGTTACCTGTGCCCCATGCCCGACTGCGGCTGGCACCACGACGAACCCGACGGACAACTCCCCACCACCTGGCCCACCGTCCGCATCGAAGACGGCATCCAAGCCGGGATCGCGGCCCTAGTCGAACACGCCATGACCGAGCGGGTCGGACGCGTTGAGTCCGCCGTTTGCGAGCACCTCGCCACCGCCCACACGAACCTCGACTACGTCCGCGAGATCGTCCGCCTCCAGCGCTACGTCCAACAGTTCCGCGACCTGCACCACGAAGGTCACGGCAGCTTCGACATGGCGGGCGGCGGGCGGATGGAGTCCGACAACGTCTGTCCCAGCTGCGGGGTGCTCTGGCCCTGTCCGACCGGCGAACTCGTCGAGGCCCTCGACAGCGACATCATCAGCAAGGAGCAGCAGGCATGAAGGTACTGGTCACCGGGGGCTCGGGCTTCATCGCCTCCTGGATCCGCAAGGAACTGATCGCGCGCGGCCACACGGTCCTCGTCATGGACCACCAGGATCGCCGTCAGCAACTGGCCGACGGTGAGGAGTTCTTCCTCGGCGACGTTCGCGACGCCACGGCGGTGACGGAGGCTGCCGCGCACTGCGAGGGGATCATCCACCTCGCGGCTGTCCTCGGCACGCAGGAGACGATCAGCAACCCGCGGCCGTCGGCGGAGACGAACATCCTCGGCTCGCTGAACGTCTTCGAGGCTGCAACGCAGTACAACCTGCCCGTCGCCTACGCGGGAGTCGGCAACCACTTCATGCGGCTCCAGGGAACCGGCTGCTACACGATCACCAAGAGCGCGGCCGAGGATCTGGCCCGCATGTACAACCTGTACCGCGACGGCGGCCGGATCACCATCGTCCGCCCCGTCAACGCCTACGGGCCGGGCCAGAGCATCGCGAAGCCCTACGGTTGCGTCGACCCGAACACCCCCGTGCTTTGTGCCGACCTCGCCTGGCGGCCGATCTCCAGTCTGCGGGAAGGCGACGAGATCGTCGGCATCGACGAATACGCTCCGGCAAAGAAGCAGCGAAAGCTGCGTCGGGCTACCGTGACGGGCTCCTGGGCGACCCGGAAGCAAGCAGTCCGACTGCACTTCGACGATGGCCGGTCCGTAATATGCTCCCTCGACCATCCCTGGCTCGCCTCCTCGCCGTCGGGGCAGCTTCGCCAGTGGATCGAGGCGCGCAAGCTCCGCACGGGGGACCGCATCGCATGGGCTACGTCCCGGACCTGGGGCACAGGGGACAGCCGGTCCCATGGCTACGTCTCTGGCCTCCTCGACGGCGAGGGGCATGTGGGTGGCCACGGACCGGTGTTCACACAGAACCCCGGTCCCGTGCTCGACGAGTACCTTCACCTCCTCAAAGAGTTCGAGTTCGAACCCCAGGCTCGAAACAAGGAGAACGGCCGGGTCGTCGTGGACGTGTGGGTCTCGGGCCTGACTTCACGGCTCCGACTGCTGGGTGAGTTCCAGCCCCTCCGCCTCATGTCGAAGGCTTCAAGTCTCTGGGAAGACAAGGCGCCGAACGGCGGGCGAGCGACCATCGTGGCAATCGACGATCTGGGCGAGACGGACCTGTGGGACATCGAGACCACTTCGCACACCTACATTGCGAACGGGTTCGCGTCACACAATTCCAGCAAGGTTCGCAAGATCGCGCCGTCGTTCGCATGCCGCGCCCTCACCGGCGCAGACATCGAGGTGTACGGGGACGGCACTCAGATCTCCGACTGCGTGTACGTCGCCGACGTCGCCAAGGCGTTCGTCACCGCGCTCGAGCACACCGCCGTCCACGGGCCCACCGAGAAGCCGGTGGAGGTCGGGCCGCTGGAGTCCCTCACCGTCAACGACATCGCGCGCCTCGTCGCCGAGGAAGCCACCCGGTATACCGGCCGCGAGCCTGTCGCCATCAAGCATCTGCCGATGCGGCCGGGCGAAGTCCCCAACGCCGTCGTCACCGCCGACACCAGCACCCTCCAGCAGATCGGGATGACCGCCGCCGACTTCGTGCCGTTGGATGAGGGCATCCACCACACCGTCCGCTACTACGCCGAACAGTGGCTCCCCGGGTATCTGGCCGAGGGGATCGCCGCATGACAGAACAGCCAGTCGATCCTCCCCACCCGAAAACGATGACGGTTGAGGACCTTCAACGGCTCCTGGACTTGGTCGCTGCCCATCCCTGGGGCTTCGAGCCGGAGATCGTCAGCCCTGAGGAGTACCGCCGCCGCGCCGCAGATCCGCTCTGGACGGGAGAAGCGTCGGCATGAGAGTGCACTTCTGGTCTGCCGACGAGGCGGGATCGGCCCTGTACCGGGCGATCCTGCCCGGGATGAGCCTGCAATGGCTTGGGCACGCCGTGTCCGCCGGGATGCGGCTCCCGAAGGACTGGCCCGCCCTGGACACCGTCGTCGGCTGCCGCGTCGCCAAGCCCGAGCCGACCATGATGTGGCAGCGGCTGAAGAACGAGGGGAAGCGGCTCGTCCTCGACGTCGACGACGACTACTTCCACCTCGACCCCGTCAACCGTGCAGCCGTCCGCACCTGGGACCAGGCGATGCTGCAGCGACTCGCCGACAACATGCAGCTCGCCGACCTCGTCACCTGCTGCTCCGAACCCTTGGCGGCCGTGCTGCGGGACTACGCGCCGGACGTGCGGGTCGTCCCCAACGGGCTGCCAGCGCAGTACCTGGGAACACCGCGGGACTACCAGGCGAAGGACCGGCCGCTGTCAGTCGGCTGGGCTGGCACGTCGTCCACGGTCGCCGAACTCCCGGAAGCCGTCCGGGCCCTGAACCGGATCTCCACCTACCCGCGACCCGGCGGCGTGCAGGTCCGCATCGTCGGCATCGCCCCCGAGCACGCCATGGCGCTCGGGCTCCGTGGCAGGCAGATCGGCGCGCTGGGCTGGGTGGAACGACACGAGCACTACATGCAGGCCGTCGGCGAGTGGGATGTGTGGGTGGCGCCGTACCGGGACATCCCGTTCAACCGGGCGAAGTTCGCGACGAAGTTCCTGGAGGCGTCGATCCTCGGCATCCCGCTGATCGCATCGGACATCGAGCCGTACCGGGCGGTGATCCGCCACGGCGAGAACGGGTTCCTCGTCCGCTACGAGCACGAGTGGGGGAAGTACCTCAAGCAGCTCGTAGACGACCCGGGGCTGCGCCAACGGATCGGCATGACGGCCCGCGGGGAAGCGTCCGGGTCGATCCTTCAGGCGATCAACGTGCAGTGGCAGGCGGCGCTCTCTGCGCCCGTGGAGGTGGCGGTGTGATTAAGCCTGACGGTGACGACTACTACGTCACCACCCACGTCGTCCACGAAGGCACCCTCGCCTGGTCGTGGAACGCCAGCCTCTGCCAGCCGTGGCCCGCGCTGAACGGCGAGCTGGACAGCGCCGGCGGCTGGTGCTTCACGGAGAAGCGCGCCAAGCGGAAAGCCGACCGGGCCGCCCGCCGGATGATGCGCGCCGCCAAGTCGTGGACCACCCGCACCTACAAGGCCGACAGTGCCAAGGAGAACCGATGATCGATGGCCGCCGCGTCATTGCGTGGACCCCCTACGGCCGGGTCCGGACGTACAGCATCCTCATCAAGTACCTGGAGCGGGACGTCGCCCGAGGCCTGGTCGACGAGGTGTGGGCGTTCATGAACACCGACCCGGTCGGCCAGGAAGACGACATTGCCTACGCGCAGGAGCTCGCTGAGGCGTTCCCCTGGTTCAAGCTCAAGCACCGGCCGGAGGGCGTCGACCTCGGCAACCTGCCGAAGCAGCGGTACACGGGCCTCGCCTACCGGTATATGACGGACCCCGAGACGATCTATCTGCGGCTCGACGATGACGTCGTCTACCTACACGAATCGGCGATCGAGAACCTGGTGCGGGCCCGTATCGAGATGCCCGCGCCGACCGCCGTGTTCCCGATCATCATCAACAACGCGATCTGCAGCCACTTCCTGCAGCTCTGCGGGAAGATCCCCATGGAGTGGGGGCAGGTGTCCGCGTACTGCATGGACCCCACCGGCTGGGCCAACGGGCCGTTCGCCGTCAAGCTCCACGAGATGCTCATGGACCACATCGAGGCCGGGACCGTCGAGTCGCTCTACCTCTACCAGGACTTCCCGCTCCAGCCCGGCACCCAGTTCTCCGTCAGCTGCTTCGCCAGCCGCGGCGAGGACTACGCGGCTCTCCCCCAGCCCGGCGTCCTTATCCCCGATGAGGAGGAGAGCTGGCACACCATCCACCAGCCGGTCGCAAAGGGCGTCCCCAACATCCTCCGCGGCAACGCCTTGGTCAGCCACTGGTCGTTCTTCCCTCAGCATCCGTTCCTCAACGCGACCGATCTCCTCGACCGGTACCGCGAGCTCGCAGACAAGGTGGCGTGATGGGCCAGCAGATCAGCGTCGAGGACGCGTTCCCTGTCTACCGGAAGCGGTGCGGCGAGCTGTTCGACGAGACTCTCGTCCTCCGCGCGCAGGTCGAGGTGCTGGAGCGGCGCGTGAAGGAGCTCGAAGACGCCGCACAGCAGCCGCCGGCCGGCGGCCCGGATTTGGCCGCGCAGCCGCCGTACCCGGAGGTCGATCCGGGTTAGGGCCGCCGCCAGCCGAGGAGTGCCCCGATGGCGATGATGCCGACCTCGATGAGCAGGATGACGTCGAACGTGGACATGATGGCTCCCTCCTAGGCGATGCGTTCGGCGTAGTAGCCGAGGCAGGTCAGGGTGTTGCTGGCGTTGGCGGTGCCCCATGTGGCGGTGAGGCAGATCTGCTGGCTGGCGGTGGAGTCCCGGGTGCCGGGGGTGATGCCGTCGAGGATGGTGGCGGGGGCCACGATCGGGGGGCCGCCGGTGACGCTCCATCCTTCGATGGTGAGCAGCGATCCTTGGAAGGACCCGGAGGCGCCGGTGGCGAGGCACACGACTTCGCCGACGCACTGCCAGGCCCGGCCGGTGGCTCCGGCGGCGGCTGCGGTGCGGTTTTGGCTTTGTGCCATCTGGTAGCCACCGGTTCCGCCGATCTTCCATTTCCAGTTCATGGTGGGGGTGGTTGCGGCGGCTGCGGAGACGGTGCCCCAGGCTTTGATGCGGTAGACGGCGCCGACGACGGCATCGTTTGCGGGGACGGTCATGGAGGCGATGACGGTTTCCGTCACGGTGTTCGCGACGGTGGTCTGTGCGCTGAGCGCGTTGCGGTAGGTGGTGGTGCCGCCGACGAGCTTTAGGTCGCCTGTGACGGAGATGCCGTTGCTGGCCGTGAGGGCGCCGTCGACGATGAGGGCGTCGTTGGTGCGCAGGACGTTGGCGGCGTTGCGGAAGAGGTTGACGTCGGCGCCGATGGTGAGCTGGGCGCCGGAGGCGAGTTTCAGGTTGGAGCCGAAGGTGCTGCTGCTGTTGGGGATCTCGACCCAGGAGGCGGACGCGGGCGCGGTGCCGTTGGAGAAGAACGTGCTGTAGGCGGTGTCGGACTGCGCGATCGGCTTACCCGGGTAGGGCGTTGCCGGGCGGGTGCCGGAGGTGACGACCTGGTAGCCGACGGCGAGGTCGACCTTGTCCCAGTTGCCGCCGAGATCGTTGGGGTAGCTGACCAGCTCGGACCCGTCCGACTTCGACTTGTACAGGGCCAGCCGGGTGGTGGACGGATCAGGCACGGGGCACCTCCAGGGTGGTCGTGGGGATGGGTACGGGCAGGCCCCCGTACAGCAGCTGCCAGCGGTGAATGTCGACGGCCTCGCGCTTCGCCCGTAGGCGGGCAGGGTCGATGCCGTGGTTGACTCTGATGACGTCGAGCGGATCTTTGCCCTTGTCGGGGGGTGTGATCCGGCCCGAGCGGCGTTTGGCGTCGGCGATGCGCAGCCGGTGCGCGGCTGCGGCATCGGCAGTGGACGCGGCATTGAGCAGGGTGATCGGCTCGGCGTCCGGGAGCGTCGACGTGACCAGCCCGGCCCGGAGTGCGGCGTCGTCCCTGTCTGGCGCATCAGGCAGGTACGGCTCGTGCATGACGATGTCGAGGATTTCGCCGACGTCCGTAAGCCCGTACTCGGCCGCCCGCCATTCCAGCGCGTCCTTCGGGAAGACGTATCCGCCGCCGTTGCCGTCCTGGTCGACGTGGTGGACGGCCCAGCGTGGGGCGCCGTTGGTGAGGCGCTCGGTCACCGCGTCGACGGTGTGGATTCGAGGTTCAGACACGATAGACCCAACAACTGAGAGAAGGGATTCCACTGGATGTTCCGACCGTCACCGTGAGCCCGGTTGCGGTCGAGGAGGTGACCTGCCACGTCCGTAGCACGGTGTGCCGCAGCGTTACGAGGGGCACCATGCCGGACGCCATCGTCGCCCCATATCCAAGGCTGAGGGCGATGTCGCCGGAGGCGACGAAGGGCTCGCTGGCGGTCCAGATGCCGTCCGTGGTTCCGGCCGATGCGAAGTCGGCCCACCGGCCGATGTGATGGGTGTTGCCGCTGCTGAAATCCAGGTGCTGGCCGTCGGCATCGTTCGGGTTCCAGCCGAAGCGGCCCTGCACCGAGTCGGCGTAGTAGTAGCCGCCGTCTACTCCTGCCCTGGTGAACCCGGCGAACAAGCTTCCTGCCGCCGCCAGTACGTAGCCGCCGCGCCGGGACTGGTCGTCCTGGCGGATGACGGACAGTTGTGCGGCACTGGTGCTGAGGATGGCGCGGGAGATGACCTGGGTGCCGGTGCCGTCGTCGTAGGGCGACGAGTTCATGCCGAGGCTGACGTCCGTACCTGATGAGATGGCGTTGATGTAGCCGTAGTCGGTGCCGGTGTTGGCGTACCAGCGGATTTCTGGCAGGTAGGTGCTGGTCGGGTTGATTTCGATGCGCTTGCCGCTCGTGCCGGATTTGAGCTGCCCGATGATGGAGACGGATCCGTCGGCGGCGGCGATGTTGACGGTCTGCGTGCCGGTCGAGTCGTAGGCCTGGAGGCCGGCGCTGTTGAGCTCGACGCGCGACCCGATGTCTGCGGTTTTGATGCGGGCGCCGACGACCCAGTCGGCGTTGATCTGCCCGGCGGTGACCTTGGAGACGGTCAGGTCGGAGATGTGGGCGTCGTCGATGAGGAGCGCGGTCGCCGATGCGGCATCAGACGGGCCCGAACGGTTGCCCGTGATATCGACCGCGACGACCCGGACATACACCGGCGACGTCGACTCGATGTTGTAGGTGCCGACGGCGGCGATCTGCGCCTGGATCATCCCGGCGTTGGCCTTCAGCTTGCCGAGCAGCGTCGTAGCGTCGGGCGTGAACGTGGGCTCGTACTGCCCATGGATCTCCAAGTGATCGAGATCCGACTCCAAGTTGTACGTGCCGCCGCTCGACTTGCCGAGGGTGTGGGTGACCTGCACTGCGATCCGGGAGGCGGCCACCGATGGGGCAGCCGGGGTGGACGGCGCGATGTTGTCGGCGCTGGCCACGAACGTCGTCGTCGCCGACCAGGCCCCCGTGTTGCCCGTCTTGTCGACGGCCCGGATCTGCACGTCGTAGCCGATCCCCGGCGACAGGTCCGTGAGCTGCGCCGTGGTGTCGCCCCAGGCCGCGTACACCGTCAGCCACTTGCCGGTGGGAGCGGCGAACGGCTGCTTCCACAGCTGCATGTCCTGCCAGCGGATCTGGGACACCTGCGACCACGTCGCCGGATAGATCATGTCGGTGTCGACGGCGTACCGGACCTCGTAGTGGTCACCGTCCAGGACCGTGCTGCCGTCGATGTTCAGGGGCGCGTTCCACTGGACGATCGTCCGCGCCCGGGTGAAACCCCGCCCGTCGAGGTAGGCGGCGCCGGAGAACGGCGTCACGAACACGGGCACGCCGGGAATGCTGGTGTCTGCGTTCGGCCTGCTACCGACAGGCTCGGTGCCGGTGTTGGCGAGCTGCCGGGAGAAATCGCCGACGGTGACGGTGGACGTCCCGTCGGTCTCCCACTCGATGTACTGGGTGAGGTCGATCCAGGCGCCGTTCACGGTGCGGTAGGCGACCGTGTAGGCGTTGGTGACAGCCCACGACGTTTCGGTGACCTGCAATTTGAGCGGGTTGATCCGCACGCCACGGAACGTGATCTCCGTGGTCGTATCGACCAGCCCGGAGTCGGGGTTGTATACCCACACCCGGTCGCCGACCTGGAAGGACCCGTGGACGTCATAGTCGGCCGTCGACAAGGTCAGGGCGTTGCGGGTGGAGATGAACTGCGACAGGGCCAACTGTGCGCGTGTGGCGGCGTTCCCGGTCGCCGTGTCCGACTCGCTGACGAGGCGCGTCAGCTTGAGGGCGTTGCCGTGGATGTCCTTGTATGGCGTCGCGGGGGTGATGTCCGCCGTACCCGTGGCGATGCTGGACCCTTCGCCCTCGGCAAGGAGGACCACGCGGGTGCTGTAGTCCTCCATGTCCCGGGTGACGTCCATTGAGCCGGGCAGCGCCCGCAGCGCCATATCCTCGCCGGCGCCGGTCGCGAGGATCACGCACGTCGGATTGGTCACGAAGAGATTCGCGTCCGGACCGGCGTCCAAGGTGCCGTTGCCGTTGACGCGCCAGGAGACGGGCACCGAGGTCGTCGACATCGTGTCGCACACGTAGCCGATAGCGGACCGCGGCGATTCGTACTGGTGGTGGCCTGTGTACTGGCCTGCTACGGAGTAGATGGTGCCCGCGGTGACGGCGCCCGCCCCGGACGCGGGGAGCAGCATGTTGATGGTGGTGGCGAAGCTGGCGCTGGCAGGTGTGATCGCGTTCTCGTAGACGGCACCCTTGCCGTCTTCGTCGCCGAGCCACATGGCCATGCCGACGCCGCCGACGGAGAGGTCGTCCTGCGGGGCGTTGGTGCGGCCGTCGTCGCCGATGGTTTTGGTGCGGAGGACGCCGACGTAGCGGGCGGCAGTGAGGAGGTTGTCGCCGTACTGCAACGGGTCCAACCGGCCGGGGATGATCGCGACATGGCCGAAGTAGTCAAGGCTATCGAGGACGTCGCGGGGTGTCCCGGGCAGGAGTTTGATCTCCCAGGAGCCGAGTGCTTTGAGGACTTCCTGAACGGCCATGGTCGCTACCTCCGGACTCCGTAGACGGCTTCCGGCATCGCCGCAATGTAGTGGTCCCGTAGGACTGTCGCCGCGTCTCCAGCAGGTACCGCGGCACGGAGCCGCACGTCGTCGCCATATAGCAGGACTCCGGCGCCGGGGGTGCCACCGATGGAGAACACGAGGGTCGCGTAGGCGCTGTTGACGGGCGCGGTGAAGGCCTGGTCGTAGGGAATCCACGCCCCGGTCGCGGGCACGCTGGAGTTCGCCGAGGTGGACAGGTAGCCGTGTGCGTTGTCGAACCAGTTGATGTTCACTCCGCAGCCGGTCGCGATCGCCGCAGGGGCGTACAGCCATCCGGACGCCCGGTATGAGGCGCCCGCGGTGACAGGGATCTGGCTCGACTCTGCGCGGGGGTTCGCGGCGGCGGTCGTAGTGAGCAGACCGGACCAGGCCCCGTACTTCACCTGGACGTTGCTGCGGGTGAGCGTCGCCGATGTGGGGGTCCAGTCGGAGACGTCGGTCTCGAAGGTGGGATTGACGTTGAGGGTGGTCTGGCTGGCGACGGCGCCGATCCAGAAATCCAGGGCCGTGGCGGCCGCTTTGACGACGCCGCCATTGGCGTGCACGGTGAAGGTTCGGGCGCTGCCACAGGCGTAGGCGTTGCCGTCCGCGTCGTCGCTTGTGGCCACCAGGTAAGACGTGCCGTTCGTGGCGGCTTCCGCGGTCGATCGGTAGGCGCAGAGGGTGTTGGCGGTGCCGACCTGGAGGTAGCCCTCGACGGTGCGGGAACCGCGCCGCAGCGTCAGATCGAGGCTGGCCCGACCTGGGTTGAGGCCCTTCGTCAGGCGGAGGACGATCATCTCGGGGTCGTTGCGGAGCAGCGTCGCACCGTCCCACGAGGTGATTGACGAAGCCGAGCCTGCCACCGAGACGTTCCACAGCTTGGAGCGGTAGGCGCCGCCGCTGTACGTCTGCACGTCCAGGGTGGCAGTACCTCCGCTGGTGACGTTGATGAGGCCGTTCGTCAGGGACCAGCCGGTTGCGGCAAGGGGGACGTCGACGCCGTACACCTCCTGCCCGCCCGTCGTTGTCGCCTTCACGCGGCCGGCGAGGTAGGCGGTCGGTGCGCAGCCCCACCGCGGGGAGACGTTCGCTGGCACACCGCGGTAGATGGTGATGGTGCCGTCGGCGCCGGTGCGGGTCATCGTCGTCGCGTTCGTGGCACCCGTGTAGTAGCCGTAGTGACCGATGGGCGGCGCGTGCCAGCGCTCACCGGTCAACGCGAAGTCGTTGAGGCGGACGGCGCCGGTGAGCCTGCTCTGGAGGTCGGTTTCGGCGTCGGAGCCGATGCGGTCAAGGCTGACTTTCCAGTCGGCGGTGACCGTCTCGTTGAGGTGCTCGGTATACGTCGACGAGGAACTCTTGACGGCGTAGTAACCGGACCTTTCGGGCTTGTCGGTGAACGTCACGTTGATCGCCTGGCCGGGGACCAGCGCATTGATGCCGTCGTGCCGGGCGATGACCTGCGCCCGGGTGAGCGGCGGATACGACTCCTGGCCTTCGAGGTCGAGGCCGCGGCCGTCGCCGCCGCCGGACTCGGTGGCGACGAACGTCTCCCGCAGGGGGATGCGGCCGATGGTGAGATCGCCCCAGTTGAAGAGTCCCATCAGGCGCGGCTCCTGTCGGAAAGGCGGATGGCTTCCTTCATCTCCTTGACGAGGGCGTTCGCCGCGGCCCGGCGGGATGCGGGGCTGGAGAAGTCGAACGTGCCGCTCACGGTGATGTTCTCGATCGTCACGCCGCCCGCGCTGGAGCTGGCCAGCATCGCGTCCAGCCTGGCTGTGTGGTCAGCCGACAGGACGCGCTCGGGCCGCCCGGTGGCGTTGACGGACATCGTCGCCCCGGGCTGGAGCAGGCCGCCCGAGTCGAACTTCGCGGCCGGGGCGAACCCCCATCGGCTGGTGAAGAGGCTGTCGTTGTAGCCGCGGGCGCTCTTGCCCATGTGGACGCCGCGCCCGCCGCTGGACTCGACGTTCATTCCGGCGAGGGTTCCCGCGGTGTGGCCGACACCAGAATTAGTAATTCCGATCATAAATGGGGAATTCAAATTCCGAACCCAACCCGCAGGGCCGCTACTTCCGGAGAATGCGCCAGTGGCCCAACGGCGGTGCGGCCTTTGCCCGCGAATAACCGATTCAATTGCCGACATCAGACCACTGCAGTCCCAGCTGGGATTCCCATTTCCGGCCCATTGATAAGGCAATCCATTTTGCGTTTTCACCCACGACAATGCCCGCTGTACGGCAGGACCGCCGACGGCTTTCTTGTCCTCGCTGCCGAACCACGACAGCATTCCGTCGACGCCCCTGTTGACGAGGCCCTTCATCAGGTTGCCGATGCCGCTGCCCGGGATCTGGTTGATGAGCGGGCGGACGAGAGCGGAGAGAGCTTTCTGTGCGGCAGCCTTGAGTCCGCCGATCACGAGATCCTTGGTCCATGACGCGGCGGAGCTGATCGCGCCACCGATCGAGCTTGTGACCTTCCCGATGATGCCGCCGCCCGCGAAGCCCTGGGTGGCCTGCTGGCGCTTGCGTTCCTGCTGGCTGGTCGGGTTCCCGCCGGTCTTGGTGGGGCGGTCCTTGCCGAGCATGGCGTCGATGCCGCGATGCCCGCCGAGGGCGGCGACCTGCTGGTTGGAGAGGATGCGCTCGCCGGGGGTGAGCATCGCGGGGACGGTGTCGCGGTTGCCACTGCCGGGGACGACGCCACCGCGGTTGAAGCCCAGACTGATCGACGGAAGCGTGATCTTCGAGCTGATCTTCCCGGCGATGCTGTTCCACATCTTGCGGATGCCGTTGTTGTAGACGGTGTTCACGACGAACCGAACGGGACTCGCGATCTTCGACTTGACGCCGTCCCAGATCGTTCCCAGGCTGTCGCGCAGGGTCGAGAACGCCGTCTTCATCGACGACTTGAAGGTGCTGATCTTCCCGTTGATCGTGGAGAAGATCCCGGAGATCTTGTCGCGGGCCCCGTTCCAGAGGTTGTTCCACGTATTCGTGACCCCCGTCTTGAGGTCGGACACGCCGTTCCGCACGGTCGTCCACGCCCCGGAGATCGCCGACTTCAGGCCGGACCAGAAGCTGTTCCACTTCGTGCGCACGCCATCCCACAGCGAGTTCCACGTGCTCACGACCCAGTTCTTCAGATCCGTGAAGATCTTCTTCGTGCCCGTCCACAACGACCCGAACCAGGCGATGATCGCCCGCACCATATCCGGGATGATGCTGTGCCCGACCAGCGTGTCGTACAGCCACTGGAAGGCGTCGACAATCCAGCCCACGACCGCCTTCACCCCGTCGGCAAGAGCGGTCAGCCAGCCGATCACCGTGGTGATGACCGGCACGAGGATGCCGATCGCGCCCGCGAGCACAGTCGCAAACAGCGTCGCCAGCCCGGTGATCAGCGGCAGCAGCGGAGTGATCACCTGCATCGCCAGCTGCAGCAGCGCCGTAGTGAGCTGGCTGATCGGCGGGAGCAGAGGCGTCAGCGCCGTCAGCAGCTGCGGGAACATCGGGGCCATCGCACCCAGGAACTGGCCGACGAGCTGCACCGCCGGCAGCAGAGCGGTGATGACCGGGGTCAGGCCCTGCGCCAGCGCCGCAATGAACGGCACCAAGGAGTCCAGCAGCGTCTTGATGAACGGGGCGATCGCTTGGATGACGGTGGCGATCAGGTCACCGATGGGCTGCAGCAGCGGCATGACCGCCTGGACGAGGCCGACGAGGACGCCGCCAACATCCTGAACGACGGGCAGCAGGGCGGTGATGATCGGCATCAGGGCCTTGCCCAATGCTTCAGCGAGGTCGGCGAGGACCGGGGCAAACTTCTCGGCGAGTTCGGTCACGACGGGCGCGAGCGCGGCCAGCAGCGGGAGTGCTGCCTGGATGACCGCGCCGAGCGTGCCGGCCAGTAGTTTCGCGATGGCGTTGACGGCGGTGAAGATACTGGTCAGCGCCTTCTGCACCTCCGGCATGGCGGTGATCTTGCGGAGTTCCGAGAACACGGCACCGAGGGAACCGAGTGCATCACCGCCGCCCGCCGCTGCAGCCTTGAAGATGTTGCCGAGGACCGCAAAGGCGTCCCCGAAGAGCTGCCCGAACTGCTTGGCGATCCCGACCGCCGTGTTGATGGCGTCGGCCATCCGGCCGCTTGCGAACGCGTCGCCGAGCTTCTTCGAGATCGTGTCGGCGACCCCGGCCGCCGCGGTCGTGAGCCGCTTGAACGCTGGGGATGCGGCGATAGAGATCTGCGTGAGGCCGGTGATGAACTGGCCGGGGATGCGGGTGAGCGGCTTCAGCCCGTCGTTCAGGCCGTCGAACATCCGTCGCAGCATGCCGGTCTTGCCGAGCTCGGTGACTGCGCTCGCGGCGTTCTTCGCGGTCGTGTTCAGGATCGTCGCCGTGCCCGTGAGGCCCGCGCGCAGCGACGGCAGGATGGCCGTCGACATGGTCGTGAACGTCTGCCCGAGCCCGGCGAACAACGCGTTCTGTACGTCCAATTTGAGGCCGCGCCAGGCCTCACGCTGGGCGAGGACCGCGTCGACGAACGCCCGCGCGTTCGGGGCGAGCTTCGCCATGGCGTCAGCGACCTTGTTCGTTGCTGTCGCACTGGACGTCTGAGCGTCGGCAAGGGCGCGCGCCGCATCGGCGACGGCAGCCTGAGCATCGGCTATCTGCCGTGCTCCGTCGACGGCCGCCTTCCGGGCGGCCTCGCGTGCATCCGCTACAGCCCGCTCGGCGTCGGCGATCTTCTGTGCGCCCTCGACCTGTGTGCGAGCGGCCTCGATCTCCGCGTCCTTCAGTGCGCGGGTCTTGTCGGAGATCGTCTGGTTGGCGTCGGCGACCTTGGCCTTGGCGTCCGTGACCTGCTTGGAGCCCTCGACGCCCGCCTTGTTCGCGTCGGCCGCGTCCTTCGTGAGCCGGTCCTGCTGGAGCTGGACTTCCTGGAGATGCTGGACAGCCTCGTCGTAGGTGAGCTGCGCCTCCGCTCGCTGCTTTTCCGTGGCCTTCGGGTCGGCGAGGGTCTTGTTCAGTTCGTCCTGGGCGTCCTGAACGCGGAGCACGCCCTCGCGGCGGTCGAGCTCCACATCCTTCTGCTGGTTGGCGAGGTCCTCGAGCTGTCGGGCGGCATCCTTGCGGGCCGCGGTCAGGTCCAGTTGCGCCTGCCGGGCAGACTTCTGGGCGTCGGCGAGATCCTGCTCAGCCTGCGCCACCTGCTCCGCAGCGCGCCGGTTGGCGTCCGCCACATCCGAGACGGTCGACTTCAGGGAACGCTGCGCGTCAGCGATCTGCCGGGCGGCCTGCACCCGGGCCGCGGCAGCGTTGACCTCGGCATCCTTCACCCCCTGCTGCGCCTTGGCCAGGGAGCGTTGCGCGTTCTCGACCTGCCGGATGCTCTTGGTGGCCGCGCCCCCGCTGGAGACCGCCGGCGCGAAGGCTGCCTTGAAGGCATCCCCGATGCCCGACGTGCCGATCTTGATAGCCGCGAATGCGGCGCCTAGCGACAGCACGGCGGGTGCCGCGACGGCAGCGGCGGGCCCCATCTGGATGATGGCCTGCCCCAGCGAGGCCACAGTGGGCAGGGCGCCGATCGCGATGCTGGTGAGGCTCGTCAGACTGGAGACGAGCCCGCCGAGCCCCCCTCCGCCCCCGGCGCCCCCGATGCTCGAGAGGGCGGACCGGTCGACGTCAACGCGGACGTTCATGCGACGGTCACGAGTGAGCGAGTCGAGGCGGGCTCGCGCCTCGCCTGTGTCGGCGTTCGCCTGGATCGTCATCTGCCGTCGCCGCGTCAGGTTCGCCAGACTGTCCGCGGCAACCCGCGTATCGACGTCGACACCGATCCGAACCTGCCGCCGCTGCGTGAGGTTGCGGATTTCTGCCGCACCCACGCGGGTGTCGACGGAGGCCCGGATGTTGACGACGCGCTCGGCGGTGAGCCGGTCAAGCTGGGTTTGGACGCGACGGAGGGCGGTTTCGTTGATCTTCGGTGTGACGGTGACGTCGATGTCGCTCAGGCGCAGGCGGGACAGTGCTGTCTCGTCGACCTTGATCCTCGCGGTGATGATGCGCTCGCGGGCGAGGCGGTCCAGCTTGGCGAGGGCGGCCCGGTCGTCGAGGTCGACGCCGACCTTGATCCGCTGGTCCTTGGACTTGAGGCGGGCCATGGCGCGGTCGTAGGCGGACTCGTCGGCAGAGACTTCTACGTATCCCTCGGCTATGCGAAAGCTACCCGCCACCTGCGCTTCCTCCGCTCACGATTCCGGGGAACATGACCCGGAATGCCGTCAGCGAGACCTCACGGTTCTCGCCGCCGCCCTGCCGCGATGGCGGGGCTTCGTGTGTGCGGGTGGTGGTGCTGGTCGTTCGGTCTTGCTCGCCGCGTTCTTCCTCGACCCGGGCGGCCATGACGCCCTGGTAGGCGGGGAGCCTGTGGGCAAGGGCGAAGTAGCGGGGGGCGCTGATCTCGTGCTCATCGAGATCAATGCCGTAGATGGCGAGGAAGTCGGCATCCAGGTCGGCCAGGTGGTCGAGAGTCCAGACGAGTTCCTCGACCCGGTCCCCGACCGGCTGGGCCCAGTCCGGCTCCGGTGCATCCCGTAGCAGCCGGATCCATGCCGGGCTTCCGTCTACCTGGCTTTTCCCCCCGGCTTCTCTCGCTGCCCCAGGGCCAGTTCCAGGACCTTGTCGACGATCCACTCCATCTGGTCCTCGGTGAGCGCCTTCGACTGCTCCAGCGCCAGGTAGGCGTCCTCGCCCAGGACGCGCTCCAGGAGTGGAGCGGTGGCCACTTCGCGGCCGTGCTGGCGGGCCTCCCTCAGGTACTGCAGGGCGACGCCGGGTGCGATCTTCTTCGGGATCGTGTACTCGTCGTCGCCGATGTAGAAGAGGGGGACGCGCTCCTCTTCGATCTCGTCGTTGGCGGCGATCCGGATCGGTTCAAATTCCAGGTCGCCGCCGACAACCGGCTTGGTAGCCGCGCGCTTCCGTGCGGCTGCGGTGCTCTGACGTGTGGTGGATGCCATGGGTGGTGCTCCTCGAAGCGTGCAGGGACAGGCGTCGGCTAGCTGGTCTGGTCGACGATGTGGATGGGCGCGATGGACGCGGACACGTAGTGGCCGGAGAACTTGACGCCGTACAAGGTCTGCTTGTCCTTGGTGTAGGCCAGCTCGACCGCGTCTGTGGACAGGGCCTTGCGGATGATGCAGCGCCTCGTGAAGGTGCCGCCCGGGGCCCAGCCGTCGAACAGCAGCGCCTTGTAGGTGGGCTGGGTGGCCGAACTCGCGAACGACGGCTCGAACGACGCGTAGCCCGCAGCGGAGGCGCTGGTGCCGCCATTGAGGGCGAGCGACAGGTTGGCGAGGGTGGGCTCGGCCATGCTCGTCTCGACGGTGAAGTCGCGCTTGGTCAGGCGGCTGCCAACGCGGTCGACGACCTGGTCGACCTCCAGCTCCGTGTAGGACTGGTCGATGGTCAGCTTGACGCCGTCCTGGGTACCGCCGACGTCCGTCCAGCTGGACGCCGCGGGCGTGGTGTTGACGGTGGCGTCGGTGGGCTCGAGGGCGCCGAACGCGCCCGAGTACAGGGTTGCCGGGCCCTGAACCAAATTCGTCGCAGTAACTGAGATGACTCAGCCCTCCTTGGTCGCGGCTGCCGTGGCGGCCTTCTTGGTGGTGGCCGGTGCTGCTGCCGCGGCCTGCTCGGTGTGGTCGACGAGGACGAGGCCCTGACGCTTGAGGTCGACGTATTCGGCGTCGTCGACCTCGATGGGCTTGTCGGGCTGCATGGTCGTAGCGATGGTGTGGGTCACCGGAACTGCTCCTTGGTCAATGGCCACGTCACGGAGGCGAAGTTGGGGTGGAAGCGGATCTCGATGGTCTGCTCGGGCGGGATGTCCCGGGGGCAGTCGATGACGCGGACGTCTCCGGTGACCAGGAACTCCATCTCGGCCCGGTCGCCGTGGACGAGCACCTTGCCGTTCCAGGTGAGGAGGTCCCGGCTGAGGGCGCCTTGGAGGGCGTAGCGGCTCATGACGGCACCTCCACCCAGGCGAGGGCCAGGCCCGGGATGCTGTAGCGGGCATACGACGACGGATCGTCGGGGATCCGCCGCGGCTCTCCGGTGCAGTACGCCGACCTCACCTGCACCGCGGGATATCCGGCAGGCAGGACGACGGTCTGCGGGATGCCGCGGTGGTCCCAGCAGGCAGCCTGGATGGCCTGCGCCAACGTCGACGCCTTGTTCCACGGCGGCTTCTGGCTGCCGGGGTTGAAGGCCCAGCAGTCGACGGACATGACGGGCTCACGCAGCGGGACGTAGATGTTCGGGCTGCCGCCGACGGTGTCGATCGTGCAGAACCCGGACGCCGCCCAGCTGCTGTTGTCCTTGGGGAGGGTCACGGAGACGCGGTCACCGACGACGGTCTTCAGCCAGGCGATCGTGACCAGCTCATGGTTGGCGCGCAGCAGAAGGCTCATGCGGTCCTCCGCTGGAACAGGGCCGGACGGAGGTATGGGAATGGCGGGGTGCCGGGATGGTTGACCTTGGCGACGGGGTGGTCTGCGCCCGGCCAGAACAGGGCCTTCTTGTTCGTCGGCCTGATGACGTGGGCGCTGGTGCCGAGTTCGACGTCCGTGGCGTAGTTGCAGTCCAGGGAGCCGACTCGGAGCACCTTGTCGTGGACCTCGGCGCGCAGCGAGTCGCGGAGGCGACCGGTGCGCTTGTGTACGAGGTGCTGGGCGTCACCGAGGATGGAGCGGCCGATGGACTCATCCAGCCACCGGTTGATGGCGGCGTCGACGTGCGTGCGCGCGGATGGGTCGATCCGCATGCGGGATCGTGCCATGGCCGCCCTCCTCTCCGGTGGGTGGTCGTACTGGCCTGCCCGGTCTCCCCGGGCGTGTGGCCGTGTTCGGTTAGGTGGTGCGCCGCAGGTCCAAGCGGAGGTCTGCGGTGAGTGCTGGGTTTGCCATGGAGGAGACGGCTTCGACGATGTACACGGCGCCGGTGCGCTCGTCACGCACTCGGTCCTGGTCGGTGACGTCCGTTCCGGCGGCCACGCGGGCGACGGCGTAGCGGACGATCCGCGGGGTGGGGTCGTCGCGGGTGGTGACCCGGCGGGACTGCTCGGTCAGCGAGGCGGGAATCCCGGTGTAGATGGGGGTGTCGGTGTCGATCTCGTCGCCCCACGCGTTCGTGGACGTGCCGCGCAGGATGGCGATGCTGGTGGTGGCGATCGCGACGGGCATCACGCACCGCCCCGGTACGGCGCCCAGTACAGGTGGTCGTCGGAGCCGTCCGTGAGAGCGTCACCAACGATCGGGCCAGCGCCCTCGACCGCGGACCTGATGTGCACGGTCCTGGACCGCATCCACGACACCCGCTTCAGGGCGCGAGCAGCCATGGGTGCGAGGACCAGGCCGTCGCCCTGCAGTGTGGTCGAGACCTGGTCTTGCTGGATCTGCGTGGCATCCAGCCGCGTCTCCAGCCCGAACTGGCCCGCGATCCACGCCGCTTGATGGGCGACGGCCTGACCCAGCCAGTAGAGGTCCCGCGTCCGCATGCGCGCCTCGTCGCCGAAGATGCGATTGCTGAAGACCTCCACAGCCTTCTGCGCCTGGACAAGCTGCTGGTCCGTCACCGTGACTCCCGTGGAGTCGGTGACGTCCTGCGCGGTCGCCCAGGCGTTGACCATGTCAGCCCTCGCCCTCGATGACGTCGCGGGGCGTGGTCGTGTCCTCCGGGCTGTGGTCAACGGAGGCGGGCACCGTGTCCACCGAGTAGGTGAGGGTCAGGGACAGGCCGTCGGGGTGCTGCTCCTGGCCGTCGAAGGACACGTTGCCGCGCGGGTGCAGGCCTCGCTGGATCGCCTCGTTGACGACGCCGGCACGGTTGGCCTCGTGCTGGTAGTCCTCGTCGGTCCACCGTGCGGCGAGCACGACGAACTCCTTGACGAACCGGGTGCCGTCCGCGCCGTCTACCGTCCGCTCGTCGACCTCGACCTCGGGCTCGCCGGCCTTGGCCGGGTGCTGCCTGGCGCGGCTGCTGCTCGCGGTCTTCTTGGCTGCTGCCATGGCTCACCTCCCTGGTTGTCCGCCGCACCGCCCGGAGCCGTCGGGCGGTGCGGGGATTGGAGGGCTGGTCAGCCGACGAGGATGGATGCGCCGTTGGGGTGGCCGTAGGCCCAGCCGCGGCGGGCGCGCATCTTAAGGATCGACTCGTCGGTGAGGGCGGACAGTCCGTCGCGGCCGTCGATGAAGACGGACTCGGGGCCGGAGCGGACGCCGAGGAGCATCAGCTCGGGGTTGACGAACGCCATGAGCGCGCGCCCGGTCGGGGTGGACGTCGCGGTCGCGGCGAGCTTCGCGCCGAGACTCCAGCGGATCGGGACACCGAAGATGGTGTCAGGGGTGCCGTTGAGGCCCTCGATGAAGATCGGCCGGTTCTGCGAGTCGAGGACACCGCGCAGCGACTTGCGGAACCCGGGGTGGGCGATCGCGTACATGGAGCCGGGGTCGAAGTAGTCGCCCGCCTCGACGCTGCCGATCGCGGTGGAGAACTCCGAGTAGGACGGAGCGCCCGAGGATGCGGCCGTGGTGATGTTCGCGCCGCCCGTGTAGCTGAGGGTCGCGTCTGTGGTGTTCAGCAGCTGGTACAGCGACGTGAACGGAACCGTGGTCCCGTTGGACGCGGCCGAGACGGCGAGGGACGCGTTGTCGATGAGCTTGGCGTAGGACTTCCCCCAGCCGATCATCTTCGCTTCGATGACGTTCGCGACCGAGTCGTCGATGTCCTCTTCGGCGATCCGTGCGGCCTTGCCGAACTTGATCGCAGAGAGCAGGACTTCGTCGTTCAGCGACGTGTCCTCGCCGTAGGTGCCGCCCTTGGCGACGACCGCGACGTCCATACCGGCGGTGCGGGGGACGTGCTTGGTGTCGGAGCCCATGGGAATGCGGGCCGCGAGGGACTCAACCGCGGAGATCTGGGTGATGGACTGGACTACCCGGCTGGTCTCCCACTCTTCTGGGATCCATGCCTCGAGCGTATTGCGTGCCACGGGGGCCCTCCTGCGGGCGGCGTGATGGGGAAGCTGTTGGGCTCGGGCCCCATCACGGGCGCCTTCGCAAAGCAGGGCGGCGGTCTGTTCCGATCACCGGAACAATTCACCTGGTGCTGAATATACCTCTTGGGGTCAAGCCCTGCCCAGAAGCCGGGCGGCGTGCTGCTCTGCCGTCGACTTGGGCTTCTCCGGGGCGGCCTGTCGGGGCGCGCCGGTAGGCCTGACCTTCGGCTTCCTGGCGGGCGCGGAAAACAACTCCGGGTAGTCGCGGCGCAGATCGTCTATCGCGGCATCGAGACCGGACACGGATCCGTCCTCGTCGACGTCAAGGTTCTCGGTGTCGACGAGCTTCAGCAGCCGGGACAGACGGGACTCGCCCTTCTCGCGGGCCGCATCCGACTCGGGCTCCTTCTCGTCCTGCAGAAACGCCAGCGCCCCCGCCTCGACGAGCGCGGACCGGGCCGCGGTGCGCACGAGGGGCTGCCGGTACCGCTTCTCGCCCTCCTCGCGTGCTTCCCGGAGCGCCTTCTCGTGCTCGGTCTCGTCGCCGCGTGCCTTGTCTTCCAGCTCCTTGTTGCGGAGCCGGTGCCGCTTGGCGTCCTCGTTGGCCTTCTTCAATGCCGCCTGAGTGCGCGCCCACTCCGTCTTGGAGGGCGGCGCGTAGTCGTCGTCGCCGGGCTTCGGGTCGTCCTTCTTCGCTGGAGGCTTCGGCTTCGGCGCCTCGTCCGGCTCCGTGTCGGGTCCGGCGTCAACCTCGACGTCCGGCTCTTCGTCGACTTCGACGTCGATGTCGGGCTCGTCGGTGGCGGGGTCGGTCTGGATGCCCATCGTGTTCTCCCATCGCGGGGTTGGTTGTCGGCGTCCGTCGCGGGCGCCCGGTGGTTATGCGGCTTGGGTGAAGCGACCGGTCCGCAGCGCCGCTCGCGCGCGTGCCTCGACGGCGGGCAGCAGGTCGGGTTCGGTGCGCAGGAGTTCGCGGGCGGCGCGCAGCCGGGCGGCCCGGGACTCGGAAGGGCGGGCGGTGCCGTAGCCGAGGGAGCGGTGCGCCTCCCGCTGCAACGCCAGCGGAAACGGCACGCCAGGCGTCGTCCAGGCGTCGTCCCAGGGGACGGTGCGGCAGCGGCAGTGAGCGTGCAGGGGCGGCCCGTCGATCCCTTCGGCGCCGATGTGACGCTGCCGAGGATCCCACGACAAGCCGCCCGGGAAGGGCTCGTCCACGGGGACGGCGCGGCCGGTGTAGGCAAGGCAGCGCACACAGGCGTCTGCTTCCGACACCCACAACCGGACCTTCGCCGACGCCCGGATCACCGCGTCCAGGCCCTCGTTCACGGCGGTGTTGACGACCCAGGCGACGTGCGCACGGATTGCGGAGAAAGTGGCGTGGCCGGCGCCGATCCCGGTCAGCAGGTGCGACCAGCGCGATACCCGGTCCAGTTGCAGCAGCTGCAGGGCGCGGTCGCGGCGCTGGGTGATGAGGTCGCCAATGCGGCGGGCTTCGCTGCGGACCGCCCAACTCAGCCGCGGACGGGCTGGCGCTCGGCGGCGGCGCCCGGTCGCCGCGCGCAGGAACTCGCCACCCTGCCGTATCCCCAGGGTCAGCGCCTCTCCGAGGTTGTCGCCGAGTGCCATGTCGGCCCGCGGGGCGACGCCGTCGAGGATGCGGCGCACGGCGGCCCGCACGGCGCCAAGGATGCGGCGCAGCACGCCCCCGGGCACGGCGGGCTCATCGGGGCCTCCGAAAGCGCGGGTCCAGGCGGCGAGGGTGCGCCGGATCAGCTGGACGAACAGGGATTCACTGTCGCCGAGCGCCTCCCCCACGATGCGGCCTTCGAGGTCGATGACCTGGCCGGTGTGCTCGTCCTGCACGAGGCGGGCCAGATGCTCGCTGCGGTACGGCATCAGCCCTCCTCCTGCGCCTGCGCCAGGAGTTCGAGGTCGTCGATCGTCCCGGACAGCAGTGCGGTCACCTGCTCGCTGCTGATGACGCCGAGCGCGGCGGCTGCGCCCAGCTTCTGCGCGGAGTCCGCCAGGCTGGCGAGGACGTCTACGCGGCGCTGCAGTTCGGAGTCGTCGACGCCGGTCAGCCACTCGTCGACCTGCTCCGCCCGATATCCGGCTTCCATGAGGGCCTGCTTGCGTGGGACGCCGGCCCGGATCTTCTCGTTGACGGTCTGCCAGCCCTGCGCGTCCGTCACGCTCTTGGCAGGTACCCAGTCCACGGACAGGACCGGGTCGACGATGCCGAGGCGGCGCAGGGCGAACACGAACGCCTCATGCGTCGCGGCTCCGTAGGACGTCTGCCGGATTTCGACCTTGCTGATGAAGGGGCCGTCTTCCTCGCGGTAGGACTCGCCGGACCGCTGGTTGGACTGCGGGTCGAACATCCGCAGCGGCGTGTCCGTGATCTGCGCCATCGCACGGATGTTGAACTGGATCGGCTCCAGGAACACGCCAGGCTGTGCCGCATCGAACTGGCCGACAGCCTTGAAGCCGCGCAGCAGCATCATTTCGCCGGGTCCGGCTTTCAGGCTGCTGTCGTCGCCGGAGTCTTTCGGGCCGACGCCCTTCTCGGGCAGGGGCCAGTCGCCCTCGTCGAAGTCGCCGGGCTCGAGGTCGGAAGTGTCGGTGTTGGCGGCTTCGGTGAGGGCGTAGCGCTGCGGGAAGCCCTGATAGTCGACGGTGCCCATGTGCGTGGACTGGAGTTTGGTGATGGCGTTCTGCGGGCCGTAGGCGCCGTAGTGCTCCGGTACGCCGTAGGGGCGGTCGGTGCGGAAGTGGAAGACGGGCTGCTCGCCCCAGTCGTGGGCAATCTCCCACGACTCGGGGTCTGTGTCGTCGGCGGGCCAGTGCATCCAGTCGGCGGGCTTGTCGCCCTTCGAGTTCTTGCCGGTGGTCCAGCGTTCGATGCGGTCGTCGTACAGCAGCTCAACCCGGTGGTAGGGGCCGTCGCA